ATGCTCGTCGAATTCCGTGTTAAGAACCATCGATCGGTGCGCGACGAGCAAGCGCTCACGATGTCCGTCGGGCATGGTGGGCGTCACGATCTAAGTGCTTGGCAGGTCGAAGGGCATTCCGCGCCATTAGTGCCAGTTGCCGTTCTTTACGGGGCCAATGCCAGCGGGAAAAGCAACGTCCTGGCGGCACTCTCCTTCATGCGCGAAGCCGTCACCGACTCGCAACGGCTTTGGTCGTCCGATGAAGGCGTTCCGCGAGACCCCTTTGCATGGGGAGGAACTCGCCATGCACCGTCGTTGTTCGAAGCGACCATTCTGGTTCGTGGGGTTCGATACCAATACGGATTCGTCGCGACTGACGAAAGCTTCGTTCAGGAATGGCTTTATGCTTGGCCGAACGGCAAGAAGCAAGTTTGGTACGAACGCGACGGAGCCAAGTTCGACTTCAAAAGCAACCTGCGCGGAGAGAACAAGCTGATCGAGGATGTTACTCGACCTAACGCCCTCTTCTTGTCCGCGTCTGCTCAACACAAACACGAGCAGCTTCAACCGATCTCCGCATGGTTCCGGGCCATTCAGTCGTATAGGGTCCCCGGCCGAGGCTCCTTTCGATACCCTCCGCACGTCTCAGACTATAGCGTGGCTCGACTCCTTCAAGATTCTGCGATCGAGGATCAGCCCATGCTTTTTCCAGTGGACAACCGAACGGAGCTGACGCTGGGGCGGTTTCGTGCGTTGCTTCGAAACGCGGATATTGGCATTGTCGATGTTCGGCTTAGCAAACCTGAGTCTGACGACCCGCGTAGCCGGAGCCGGCCTCCGCGGTTCCAACTGAAGCATACTGGCGATTACGAAGACGCTTGGTTGCCGCTTGAGGAAGAGTCCCGCGGAACTCGCACTCTCTTCCACATCGCTATGCCGATTCTCCAAGTCATTCAACGCGGCGGGATTCTGATCGTCGATGAGCTGGAGGCAAGTCTCCACCCGTCACTGGCCGACGCGATCGTGCGGCAATTCAATGATCCAAAGTCGAATCCGCGACATGCCCAGCTCATTTGCACGACGCACGACACAAACCTCTTGGGGACGACTGTCGGAGAAGCCGCCCTTTACCGCGACCAGGTTTGGCTGACCGAAAAGGATGCTGACGGTGCGACGGAGCTATACCCGTTGACAGATTTTCAGCCGAGAAAGTCTGAAAACCTGGAACGCGGTTATTTGCAAGGACGTTATGGTGCGATCCCATTCCTCGGAAGCTTTCAGATCGGAGATGAATGATCGCCAATGGCCTTCTCCGGAAACCGCAAACGAAAGAAAGCTCGAAGAGCGCCGCATCGACGACCAAAGCCAACGATCTTGTTAGTGTGCGAAGGATCAAAGACCGAACCAGAATATTTCCGCGGCCTCGCCAGTCACTGCAAGAATCCGCTAGTAAGAATCAAAATTTGCCCTGAGCACGGCGTTCCACTCACTCTCGTTGAAATCGCGAAACAGTATAAGAAGGACGCGGAACGCGAGGCCAAGCGTAAGAGAGACGTCAACTTAAGGATCAATGCGGTTTGGTGCGTTTTCGATGTCGATGATCATCCTCATCTCGAGGAGGCCCTAACGACCGCGCGAGATAACGGGATTCGAATTGCGCTTTCGAATCCGTCTTTCGAGCTTTGGCTCTTGCTCCACTTTCGCGACGACCCCGGCATGAAGCCACGCGACCAAATTCAGGCCTTACTTCGGTCGCATGTGTCCGAATACGATAAGTCGGTCGAGTATGGCACCTACAGTGCCGGCCATGCCGAGGCCGTGAAGCGCGCAACAAGAATGCATGAACGCGCTCAGCTGGACGGAGAAGACGGACGTAACCCTTGCACGACGGTATACCTGCTGACTAGGTGCATCTCGGCAGAATCCGCCTGACCGTCCCTACGCCAATTGCTTGCCTTTACCTGGCGAAAGTGCCATACCCGGTCCATGTCCTGGACCGAACGCACCTCTCCTATCCAACCCGGTGAACGTGTGGCTTATAGCCGCACCTTCCTGCAGAGCATTGGTGCCCTGACCGGCGATATGCCGTTTTCCCGCGGCGTCGTCGAGAAGATCGAGGAGTTCGGCACGCTACGCCTGGCGACCGTGAAGTGGGACGGCGAGGAGACGCCGATGAGAGTGGCCGCCGCCAATCTCGTTCCCGACCGAGGCAAGGGCATCATCGACCGCTATTAGCGGGTTGCCAGGGCTTTCCCGTGACCTATCCTTCTCCGGTAGGGGCTTCATTCAGGCGGGAGAGTCGGCATGGCCAAGCGCAAGATCAACAAGTCCAAGAAGATCCGTGAAGCGTTCGCTGAGTTGGGCGACGTTGGTCCGAAGGCTGTGGTGGAGCACCTTGCCGCGAAGAAGATCAAGGTCAGCTACCCTCTCGTCGCGGCCGCCAAGCAGCGATTGAAGGGCGGCGCCACGAAGCCGAAGGGCAAGCCGGGGCGGAAGCCCAAGGCCAATGGGCATATCTCGCTCGCCGCACTGCTGACTGCCAAATCGCTGGTCAATGAGGCTGGATCGGTCGAAGCAGCTAAGAAGACGCTGGCCGCTCTGTCGCAGTTGCAGTAGGCCCAGACGCAAAAAAAGCCCCGGCCGGAGCCGGGGCAGTCAATCTCACAAAAGGGAGGATGCGGGGATAACCGCGACCCTTCCCGACAGTGCCACGTTACGCGGGCATGGTCAAGGCGTTTCTCGCCAAGCTTGGCGTCGGTTGTATCGGAGCATAAGGCAGCCGCATATCGCAGCTCGCCAACGTCAGAAACGCGGCGAGAATCAGCAGCTTACTCAAGCAAACCCTGCTGCCGGTCGACCTTGTCGAGGAAGTCGACAAAGCATGCCGGCGGGGTCAGCGTGGCGAGGTAGACGTCCACGCACGCGCTCGTGTAGATCGGCGGGACGGCCTTACTCTGGCTTGCGTCGCCGCAGGCTTGCACGAACAGCATCCCAGCTACGGCCAGGAGCGGCCATCGTCTTAGCTGCGTTCTCGGCATCTGCTGCCTTCCTTTCTGCTTGCTCTTTCTCGACCTCCAGCCTGCCGGTTTGCTTGGCCTGCTTGGTCACGTAGATATAGCCTCCGCCGATGCTCGCGATCGCCGAGAACGCAACGAAGGCTAAGAGCCAGTTCACTTGCCGATCTTCTTCGTTGCCTTGATCCGGCCATACCAGGCGAGCAGGTCGCCGACGAATGAAGCGACGCCACCGACGACCGCGACCACGATATCCGTGAGCTGCGCGGTGTCTGTCTCAGTGATCTCATAGCCGAAGATAGCTGCTACAGCCTTGCCAGCTATCGAAAGAATGACGCCCCAGATCGTTCGGGACGCGTACCATGCTTTGTTGTCCATATTCCCTCCTTGGCTCAGGTTACGATGATTGGTTTGAGGAAGAGCTTCCGCTCCGCCTCGCGCCGACGTGAAAGACCGCGAAGCGTCTTGCCTCCGGCCTTGTTCCAGCGACCGAATTGCTCGCTCGCTTCTATGACCAGGCCCTGATTGAAAAGGCGGAGCAGTGTGCTTCGCTTCAGGTTGCCGAGGCCGATATTGAAGCCCAGGCTGACCAGGGCCGAAAATTGGTTGGCGTTCATCTTCCGGTTCGTGACCAAGGCAAGCACGCCCCGTTCAAATTCTGCGGCGTCTTGCTTAAGCCACTGCTCTGCGGTGGCCTTCGTGATCTCCGGGCTACTTTTTGTAATGCCGCTGGTGCGGCCGTATCCCTGAGTCCATACACCCGCCGGGCAAAGGTATCGCTTGAGGGAGAGCCCCTCGAATTCCTTGATGATGCTGAGCCCCTCAGCGTTTATCTTCATGCGCCCTCCTGCGCGAGCGCCATCGCAATTCGCGCAAGGGCGAACTCCAAATGATTCTCTCCGTCCGAAGCCTGGTGCCCGTCGCGGATCAGCTTGTGGGTCATGATGTGGCGGACGGCTTTGTCGAGGTGCTTGTCCTGAGGCTCGTCGCGCCAGGCCTCGCCATTGTGAGTCTTGGTTCCTTCACGCAATACGCGCCCCACCACCTCGCCAGCTAAATCGTGCGGTTCGTTCATGTGCCCTCTCAGATTCTGCCGATCCATCGGCCGTGTTTGTCTAGTCGCATGGGGATGAAGTAAGCGGCTTGGCCATCCATCACGATGCCGACGCCGAGGTTGACGGCCGTGGCCATGTTCCTAGCGTACTTGAATGCGTATGCCGTGTGATCAATCAGGCACCCGGCGTTCATTCCGAAGAGCTGACCGTCGTACTGCACGCCCGCGTGCGCGTGTATGTGCCCGATGACGACGCTCTGCTTGAAGGCCTTCACGTAGTTCTGATGGGCATAGGCCCCAGACTTGCCGCTGTCACCGTGGATGTAGAGCACTCCGTCGACCTCGTGCCGGTTCTTCCAGATCCAGCCGTCCGGCGCGTTCAGCAGCTTGGAGTAGGTGGGCAGGAATGCGGCCGGCAGACCAGCCTCAAATGCTTTCTTCCATGGACGGACCGTATGGTTGCTCTCGCAGACCAACACCTCCGGAAATTCCCTGTAGAACGGAATGAGCGTCTCGACTGCCAGCTCCAGCTCCTTGCCCGGACTAAGTCCGTCAGGATCGGGAAGGTGGCGGCTCAGTGCGTGAGCGTCGATCTCGTCGCCGAGGCAAACGATTGACTGCGGGCGGAATCGATCTCGTACTGCAACGCAGAACGTTAAGGCGTCCGGATGGCAGAACGGGTGATGCATGTCCGGTATGGCCATGACCACCGAGCCGATCGCCTTCGCGACATGTGGCTTCGGTGCTTCTTTCAACCCCAGGAGCCTTGCTTTATGCCTGACCCAATACTGAACGGTCTCTCGCGGTATGCCATGCATCCGAGACGCGACCGTAGGGTTCGCTTCTTCGGCGTCGGCTATCACCGCGCGTATTGTCTCTTGGTCGTAGAAAAATCTGCCCAACAGCACCTCCCTGCCGGAGTGAAGGCGGTTGGCCCGCTCTTAGGTGGATTGATTACCCGTTACGGACTGGGGACGGTGAAGACCGCCGATAGCCCTTTAGTGACCGCGGCGCCAGCAAGGCCCGCAATGAAGATGGCGAAGGCAAACGCCCCGCGCCCCTTGTTCAGCAACTCGGTAATCTCGTCGAGCTTTTCGGACATATCGCTCACGTCATCGCGTAAGCCGCGCACCTGCTCTTCGAGCCGAGCGATCTTTACCTCGTTCGATTCCATGCTGCCGCCAATCATACTACCCCCAGAACGTAGCGCTGTAGTTGATCGTGCCCGTAGGGCTGCCAACCTTCGTTGTCGAGAGGTCGACGCCGTCGGAGGTGAACGCCGAGTGCTGGAAATAATGCTGCGTCGTGCCGCCTACATCTTGGACGAGCATGACTTCGGTGTCCGTGCTGCCGATCAGGCCAGTCGCCACATTTCGATAGGTGACGTGCTGCGATGCGCCATCCGATTTGCCGCGCGACCACCTGCCGCTTTCGCTCTGGACCGCCATTTCGATCTCATAGTACGTCGGCCTGAAGCCCGCACCCGTGATCGATAGCGTTCCCGATGCTGTGGCCACGTTGAATGTGCCATTCACGACTTTGACCGCAGACTTCGCCTGGAGGCCTATCGCTCGGAATGCCGAGCCGTCGCAAACGATCTTGCATGATTCGCCCGGGAACAGAAGCAGCGTCGTGGCGCCGTTGATCGTTTCGCTCCCGTTCGGATCGAGCGTGATGATGCCGCTCCCGATGTTCGCGTAGTCGATGGACCATTGGGCACCGAGCGTTGCGGCGGCAGTGAACGTCTGCGTGAACGTGCTCGTGGCGATGACCGTCTTGCCCAGATCAGAGCCCGCCAGAGTCGTATCCGACGACCTCGCAAGAACCATTGCGTCGTCGAGCGACAGAAACGGCACCCAACCGCTGTTGGCGGTATTGCGGCGTTTCAAGAGGCTGGCCGTCAGATCGGCCCAAAGCATGTGAGCGGCCATCGAACTCGGTGCGGAAGCTCCGCTATTCGACGATCGGATCGCCGCAAGGGCGTTATTGAGGTCTGCCCTGAAGTTGGCCCCGGTTGCATTTTCGAGGTTATAGTCGTGCTGTGACATCTGCTATCTCCCCAAGCCCTTCATATCGAAGGACTGGCTATACTCAGCCATCCACGCCGCCGCGCCGACAGGAAGCGGTATGCCGTGCTCTTCCATTGCCTGGTAGCCCTCGTAGAGCTTTCGTTCAGCGGCAGCCGAAATCTTCTTCTTCGGTAACGGCACGAAAGTGTTCTCCACCCACCGATATTGCCCTGTCGGAAGATCGCATTCCTTGATCTCGGTCAAATGCCGGTCAGTCAGGTCGCTCTCTGCGATCTCGACCATGCCTTGATAGACGTTGTGCTCGTCGAGCAAAGCGCACTTTACGAGGATCTTTTTCTTGTTCACGCGACCTCCTTGGTCCGTTGATTAGGTAATCTCTTCCGCCTTCACCGAGAGCTCGCTAATGAAGACGTTGTAGGCCAGGTCGTAGCTGTCGATGGTCACGATGAACCGGAAGGCCCTTGCCTGGTACTCGCCTTGGTCGATCCACCCGTGGCTCTGCCACACGCCGGGTGTCGAAGGGTCATCGTTCCGTGTTAGCACGGTGATTCTTACGTCGCCTTCGGCAGCGTTATCCCCGTCGAACGATGCCCACGAGTCGATCATCTCCGCCCGCTCATCGATCCGGTCGTTGACGTTGACGATGTTGGCAAGGATATGCGTGGTCAACCGCACCCGCTTGACCGAGCCCAGGTCCATGATGGTCGCGAACTCGTACTGGCCCGAATACGCCACGCCGCCCCAACTATCCACGTCGCTGATGTCGTCGAGCGACTCGATATTGTCGAAGAAGTCTAGGCCTTCGTTGGCCAACATTCCGTCATCCGTGACGTAGCACTGGATCTTCGTGCCGAGAAACGTCGGGTGCTCTACCAGCTCATCGACGGGCGCGAATTGCAGAACGGTCGCCTGATCGCTGTTCACGCCTACCGCGTTCACGGACTCGATGCCGGACGAGTCGACTGCCTTGAGCAGATAACGCCCCGGCTTGTTCGGGACGAGGGCGAATGATTCTCCCCCGGTTACGGTTCCCGTGATGCTCGTGCTCGATGCCCACCCCGCACCTGTATCCGGCGAGTGCCGAATCGCAATGTTTCCGCCGAATCGCACGTCGATATCAGGTGACTGATTCCAGCGAAGGATCACCAGCCCGCCGATCGAGCTGAGCGACAGGCCTGTGATGTCGGCAGGCGGGCCGCTCAAGCCCACAATCTCTTTCGTGACCTCGTCGGTGTAGGCCGACGATACGCCAAGCTGGGTGACAGCCTTCACGCGGAACAGGTAGGTCCCGGGAGCTATGTCTTGAATGTCGAGGGTTGTGGCTTCCGTCCGTCCGGCGATCGTGAAATCCGTAGCCGTGGTCAGGCGGTATTCCACCTGGTACTGGCTTACGAAGCTCGAGTTGCTCGCGCCCCACGATACGATCGCTTTGGCCTTCACGCCTGCCCCGTCGCGGGTGACGTAAATCTCTTCCGTGATCAGCGGGACGCCCGGCGACGCGGGGAAAAAAGGATTCGGCAGATTCGTGTCGGGCGCCGCGTCGATCGTGCTGGCCTCGCCCGAGTTCCAGTCGTAGCTCGCGCTCGACTCTTCCTGCATAGTTACCTGGATCACGCCCGCAGGCGCGTCCGGCATGGACCATTTCATGATCCGGAATTCTTTCGGCTCCCAGCCGAGTGCCTCGTTCTCGAACGTCACCACATCGCCCACCGCGTATTTCATCGCGTGGTGCATGAGCGGCATCTCGACGATGATTCCTTGGCGGGCCTTCTCCAGGATCACCTTGCCGATTCGCTGAGCCCTTTCGGGATCGTTCTCGAACGGCAGTTCGATATCCTTGAAGATTTGCTCGCCGTTGTCCTTCTGGACGTAGAACGAGTTGGTGACGAACGGGAAGTCCGTCGGCTGCCAGTTGCGGTTCGGATCGACGTATGTGCCCCGTACCGCGTTGAACAGCTCTTTGCGGGGCGTCGAGGCTACGGTCTTCACCTGGCCCGCCAGCATGTCCGGGGTGATTGTGCCGACCGGCGATTCGTAGGCCGCCGCCTGCAAGCGGAACTGGCCTTGGACGTAGGTCACGATGCCGGCCGTCGAAGTAACCAACGACTGCAGGTTCTCGATCGGGGCGACGGACGTGTCGATGATGCCGTTGCAGGCGTAGCGGGCCTGCGTCGAGGCATCGGCCTTGGTCACGCTCTCGTCGCTGACGTTGGCCGCCGCGATGAAGTAGGTTTCGTTGATCTCGTCGGAGTCGCAGCTGAAGCCGTAGTCGCTCGTCAGATAGTCCCGAATGCAGAGCGCAGCGTTGTCCGTCCACGAGGTCAGAGCGGTCCGAGGGTCGAAGACCTTCTTGCCCTTCACCACCGCACTGATGTTCGGGATGCCCGTGGGGAAGATGTCTTGGTTCCACCGCAGCCGCACATATAGATAGGCGATGCCACGCAGTCGGTGGTCGGTCGTCCAGCCGGGAACCTCTGCCAGCATCGCAGGGCTGACCTGCTGATCCGGGCTGCCCGTGAACTTCTGCACGAGAACGTAGGGATCGAAGACCGGATCGAGTTTGGCGTAGGGCGGCGTCGTTACGTTGCCGCTGCTGTCGAACTCGACCGGCAGCTCGTTGAGGTAGACCGTGCCGATCTCCTCGACCTCGTGCCCGGCGAGCGGGATCAGGAGGTGAAGGACCTCGTTATTGGCGGCGGTGGTCGTTGCCAGCGCCATCGGCCCTGAAACCCGGGCCGTGCCATACACGACCTTGTGGCTCTCGATCGACGAGCGAATGACGATCGCCCTGCCGGTTGCTTCCTGCGAGAAGGCCGGAGCCTTAGGTTTTTTCGCGAAGAGCCGCCCGCCAATTTGGCTGATGGCGGTCGAGACCACGAAGCCGGCGATGCTGCCGAGTATCCCCCCGCCGATCGCGGAAGAAACCCCGGCGCCAGCAATCGCGCCAACGAGAGGTACTGCGGGACCCACTTAGCCCACTTCCCACGCGCGCGGGCAGGCCAGCGTGTCGATCACGATATGGCCGTCGACGCCAAGAAAATGGCTTCGCAGGCCGTTGCAAATCCCTAAAGATTCTGTTTCCGGGTGCAGCACCAGGTCCCCGCGTTTTGCGAGGCGGACCGGTTGCTCAACCAGTGCGTCGGATGCGATGTCCGCGACCTCGCTGAACTGGCGGCGAAGCATCAGACGTTTGGCCCCTTTTTCGGTCTTGTATCGGCCTCGCCACGGTGCTCCGAAGTCCTTGTCCGTGGCTATGCGTACCCATTCCGCCGACCACAGGGCGCAATCGTTCACGCCCCATTGGAATTCCAGCGATTGAGCTGCTGCCAGGTATTGGGCGAGCGAGCTTTCCCAGCCCTCATGACGCAACCTTGGTCCCCCATAGAATCTGTTTGTCTGTCGTCTGCTCGACGAACTCCAATCCCTTATCGCCGGGATAGCGGGACTGCTGGTCGCCGTTGTTGTAGCGGCGGACCAGCGGCCGGTCCCAAGCCGCGAATCGGCTCTCCACAAATACCGAGACGCTGAACGTCCCGCCCTGCAGGATCTCCGCCGAGTCCATGCGGCCTCGGAAGAGAATGAACGGATCGTCGACCAACTGCATCGTGGTTTGATTCAGATAGCCTTGGTAGATCGTGGCTCGGCGGCCCGTAAAGTCCTCGCCCAAGGCGATCGCCACGAACTCTGCTGGCATGCCGCGGATACTTAGTTCCACGCCGGTGCGACCGAGCTCCGCATCTTCCGACACGCCGTTGATCTCGCCGAGGTCTCCGGCGCCAGTGTAGGTATCGCCACCAAATTCCATCGGGCCGAGACCCGTCCAGAGGCATACATCGCCGCTATCGAACTCCAGCTTGACGAATGCCGCCGGCAGGATCGTCGCCGCTTCTGCAGCGGCCTGAGTTGCGGATTCGATCTCCCGCGTCACGCGAAGACCTCGAATGCCGAGAAGGTTTTCTCTTCGTAGATGCCGTTCTTGTCACAGTCCCACATGGCTTGAAAGTCGTCGGCGAGGATCATCGTGCACGTCGGGTTGTTGATCGTGAGCGGGGCGTTGTCCGCCGGGCTCGATCGCCATGCAGGCTTGAAGGGGATCGTGGCTTCGCCCGAGCCGTTGCTCAGGACCGGGGCCGTCACCATCTTCATCTCGCTGCCGGCCGCAAAGTAATCACCGGGCAGAAGCACCACTGTGTTATTCGGCCAGCCATCGGTATCCAAGCTGCTCCCGGTCTGAGAGCCGCCTTTGACCAGCGGCGTGCCGCCACCCGCACCACGAGGGCGCTTGGCATCCGGGTCGAAGCCGTAGAAGGTGTTCGCACTGCCCTCCAGCTGCAGGAAAAACGCTTGCCAGACAGACGCCTGCGCACGGTTCATTCGGGGCAGCTTTGCTTCCAGCGTCCAGCGGGACCCCGCCAAGACCACACGTTGCACGGCCTTGGTCAGCGGGCTGACGAATCGCTGGGTATTGGTTTCCAGGCCGAAGCGGCAGGAGACCAACTGCGGAGAGGCAGGCATGTGAATCGTCACGAGCGCCTGCCCACGATCTTCGCTTCCGGCCCACCGCGTTCAATGGCAGCGAAGACGCTTTGGCGGGTGCGTTGCTCAATCACCGGGATCAGGGACAGCAATTCCGCCCGAGATACGCCGCCGCCGATTTGGAATGTGTTGCTCACCGAGATGCCGCCACCCATGCTCGCGCCGTTAGGAATAATGGTCCCGGCAGTATCGGGCACGAACAGTTCAGGGCCATCCTCCCCCACCATCGACACCTTGCCCATCGGAGGACGTCCGCCATCGGCGAAGAAACCGCCGAAGAAGTCGCTGATGCCGCTTAGAAAGCCGCCGCCTTCGCCGCCACCGCCGAAGTCGAATGAGTCGATCCCGCTGATGAGCGAGTCGGCGAGCGGGCCCGTAATCTTTCTCTCCAGAATGGTCTTTGCTATTTGTTCGGCAAAGCGTTTCGCCGAGTCCGTGGCTCCGTCGAAGCCCATCGCGATCTCAGCCAGCCCGTCCGACAGCTTGTCTTTCAGCTCCTTGGCGAAACGAGAGGCTTCAGCCATCGATTCGCTGAGGGCTTCGTTCGCCGAGGCCATGCCGAGGATCTTCTCGCGATCCTCTTCCGAAATCTCGATATGCGCTTCGAGCGCCAGATTCTGGGCCTCCATCAGGGCCTTGACCCCGACACGCTCCTTCTCATTGATATGGAGAAGGTAATTCTCGTCTTCGAGTGCCTGCAGGTAATCTTTGTAGGCCTTGGTCGCGCGTTCTATTTCCTTGGCCCGCGGGTCCTTGAGCAGTCCCTTATTGCTGCCCGCCGCCGGGTTCGAGACGAGGCCCTTGGCGATCATTTGCCGATTGATCGAATCCTGCATCTCATCGAGCGACATCGTGTCCGGTCGACGACGCGTGGCGCCGTTCTCTAGGCCGCGATCTCGAATCTGTCCGCCGATCCACTGGCCCGCCTCACTACCGAGGTTGACCGGGTTGAGTACGCTGAGGGCCTTGAGCCCCTGCGTCACCGCCTCCAGAATCGGGATGAAGGCCGTAAACGAGAGCTTCATTTGCTCGATCGCTTCGGTCCAGGAATCGCCCAGTTCGTCGATTCGCTTGAGATCTTCTTCGCTCAGAGCGTTGCCGGCTCGCTTCTGCTGCTCGACGAACTCTTCCATGCCACCTTCCGCCTGGCGAAGCATCGGAATCAGCACGGCGAACGAGCGGCCGAACAGGTTCATGCCGGCTTCCGTCAGCTTGCTCTGATCCTCGATCTTCATGAGAGCGTCGGCCACTGCGAAAAAACGCTGCTCGTCGGTCATCTCAAGCAGATTGGCGACCGACAGCCCGAGGCTATCGAAGGCCTTTACCGCCTCTTGATTCGCGCCCTTGGCCGCCTCGCCGAGCATGTTGTTCAGGCGTACGAGAGAACCGGAGAACTCGTCGAGGTTCGACCCCGCCTTTCGCAGCGGGATGTTGAGGGCCGATAGCGTGCTCCCCGCGAACCCGATGCGCTGAGCAAGGTCGTTGATATGGTCGGCCTGAGCCAATGCGGATTTGCCGAACTGCACCAGGGCCGCGATCGAAAGAGCGGGGACAAGGTTCCTAAAGGCCGCCCCCAGTCCATTGACCGCCGATTGCATGCCACGGCTGCCACTCTGCACGGACACCTGCGCTCGACGCATACCCTTTTCCAGATCAGAGACATCCGCCTTGATCCGGACTACGAGTTCATCGAGCGTTGCCATCCAGATTCCTTTTCAGTTCTTCGAATTCCTCGAGTGAAGGGGCCAGGTGTTTGTTTGCTTGCTTTGTGATCCCATTGACCAGGGCGTACCCGTCATAAGCGCGGATGACCTCCCAGGTCGTGGCCTTCCAGAAGTCGGTTGGAGACCAGCCGAGTCCGCCTAAGCAGAATTGCTGATATTGAGCCCAGGGGAAGCGGGTTGGCCGGTCCACTCCCCGAGCATCTCCCCCATCTGCTTCGCCACTTTTTCGCGGCCCGAAGGCGGCTCGAGGAGCACACGCAGGAAGCCGAACAGCTGCATCTTCATAAAGACGAATTCCTCAGAGCCAGCTCCTAGATCATCAAGGATGAAGCGGCCGATCTCTTTGGTCGAAACCTGATGCCCGCAAGACCGCAGCATCGCCGCCAGCAGCGTACTGACATCCGTAACGCCCATCTCCACTAAGCGGCCTGCGATCTGGACGATACCGTCCTTCATCGCGAGTTCAGCGGCTTCGACGAGTTCCAGCGTGCCGAGGAGATCGTATTCCTGCCCGGCAACCTTGACACTGAGTCGCGGGCGAGCCGGGTCGAAAGCCTTCTCCGTCATACGTCGTTCGCCAAGCGGATCGCGGCCACCGTCATATCGGTCGCGTTGTCCAGCGTGTAGTTGACGTGGCCATCGCTGTCATTGAAGCGGTCAGCGGGGAACGGGCCAGCAATACGGCGTCCGCCGTTGGTGCCCGAGCCCGGAATGGTCATCGTGGTATCAGGAACGGCAATCGTGCCGAAGCCCGGCTTGCTGGCGTCGTTCGCGGCGATGGTCAGAGTGCGAGGCGTCGCGTTGCCATTCACGAAAAGCAGCATCACGCGGCCGTTGTTGTCGAATTTGTCGGCGGTCGCCGCGGCCCCCAGCGTGTAGTTGGCACCACTGAAAGTGCTGTCTTGTACGGTCAGCTCAGCCATCTTAAGCCCCCGTGTACGTCCACTCGCCGCTGGATTCCAGCGTGGCGGTGAAGGTCTGTTCGTTGTTGTGAGCGCCGCTGATTTCGAAGGTCGAGATCATAAAGCTTCCTTCGAGCTTGTCGCCGTCTGCCCAGCCCAGGGCCATCGCGTTAATCGAACCGGCGTTGGCATAGCCTTGGAAGGTTTCGAAATAGGCGTCGTTTTCAATAACGCCCGAAAACGTCACGCTGACTGACTTCGTGCCGGCACCTTCGAGCAGCGTGCGGTATCCGTTCGAGCCTTTATTCGTCACGTCGACCAACTCGTGGCCATAACGCAGAGTGTGCTCCCGGCCCCCGGCGATCGTGTTGCCGCTGGACCAAGTGCCCAGCTTCAGCAGGAAATCCCTGCCCTTGTAGTTCGTCATAAGCCCTCCTTGGCTAGCTGTTTCTTACGAGCGCCCGAAAACGCATGACCCCGTGGTAGTAGTGGTCCACTTCGCCTTCGACCGCTGTTTCCTGATAGGTCTCCGTGAACTCGCACCGCATGAGCACGACCGTGAAGCCCGATAGGCTCAGGTTGCTCTCCTGCTGGTGGAGCGCGGAGTAGATGTTCTGCATCAGGGACTTGACCGACTTCCGGCCCGCCGCGAGTTTGTCCCAGACGTGGAACGTGCAGGTAAATTCCTGCCCGTCGTTCGTCTTCGTGTCCCAGGGAATCGAGGTGTCGGCGCCGATCACCACATAGGGGAATGCCGAGTCCTGCGGGACATGGTCATAGACCGGAGTGCCCGCTAGCTGAGCCGTCAGCCGGACGAAGATCGCTTTCTGGATCTCGTTGGCCGCCAGGGTCATTTCTTGACCGAGTCTATGGCCGCTTTACGGACCGCCCGGTTCAGGCGTTCGATGATCCGTGCCTTGCTGCGTTCAAACGCCGGGAAGAAAAACGGCCTCGCAGCCATCTTCGTCGTGCCGAACTCCAGCAGTGTTGCGTATTTCACTGCCGCCTTACTCACCCAGATGAATGCTTCATCGCCCTTGATCGTGTTCAGGCGGGAATAGATGTTGTTTACCAGCCGCCCCGTATCGCTGGCCGGAGCTTCGCCGGGTGCTGATGCTTGATGGACGACACTGCCTCGCTTGTAAATGCGCCCTGTCTTGCCGCCGCTGAGGATTGATTTCTTGGCTTCCTTCTCGACCATGAGGGCACTTGCCGCCAGGCCAATACGCAGTTCCTTCGCCACGTTCTCGCGCACGCGGGCCGTTGCCTTGTCGATACGGTCGAGGCCTTCGACCTTCACGCTGAATTCCACCGCTACCCCACGATCCTAAACTTCAGCATCTGCTGCTCTTTTCTCGCGGCTGCCGTAGTGATCCGATTGAAGACCTCATACTCTTCGCCAGACGTGCCGCCTTCCAGCCAGATCGTCGCTGAGTTGTCCGTGAAGCTGTCGCTCGCATACTGAGTGAGCCCCGCCGGAACGATCCAGACCGACGACGTTATCGTGTCGCCTTTGAGCCAAGGCTCCCAGTCGATCTCGTAGTCTTTTCTCGCAGACGCTGCCTTGATGAATACTTCGCTCATGCTGCCACTCTAAAAACCCTGCATTCGGCAGGCACGGTAAGGGTTCTATTTTCGATAGCAACTGTGACGGTTCTGGATTCACTCGGAACGGATACGACGCGTGCTTCGGACGGCACCACAACGATGCGGCTTTCTGCAGGAACTCTGAACCGTCGCGACTCGGGAGTCGGCAACGGTCGCACGAAGGCTACCGTGTGACCGACCAGAACATAGCTGCCAGCTCCCGCTCGGAGGGCTCGCGCACCGCGAAGGCCCGCACTGATCCCAGTAAGCGTGAAGATCCCGCCGTCAGCCCGGAGCATGCGTTTGTAAGCAAGGCCCGCAGCTTGCCCGCTGATCGCATAACCGCCCGCTTGCACGCCGAGTCTCCGAGTGGTTCGGAGGCCAACCGGTTGTCCGGTGAGCTGAAAACTGCCGAGACCAACCGACATTCGGCTGTCTCGCCGTAGCGCCGCCGCATTCCCGGCGATCTCATAATTCCCCGCGCCAGCCTGGAGAGACTTGGCAATTGTGAAGCCAGTGCTCTGCCCGGTGAGTGTATAACTCCCGCTCTCAGCCGTAAGGCTCCGGTCGGACACTAAGCCAGCGGAACGGCCGACCAGCGTATATGTCCCTGCCCCTGCAGTCAGATTTCGTTGATAGAACGTGCTTGCCGGGTTGCCCGTGAGCACATAGCCGCCGGATTCCGCCAGCATCGCAATGCCGCGACTCAGCCCTGCAGGTTCCCCCGTAAGCACGAAGGCCCCGGTTCCGGCCTGCAACGCATTCCGATCCACGGTCAGCGCCGCGGTGAGCCCGGTGAATAAATAAGCCCCGGCGCCAGCGACTAGCAGCCTGTCGGACGCGGTTCCAGCGGGTTGACCGCTGAGCACAAAAGCACCGGCCTCCGCCGAGAACGGGTAAGCCCGTCCAAGGTTTGCCGTCATGCCCGTCAGCATGAAGCTGCCAACTCCCGCCACTAGCGGATTGCGGCTTGTCGTCAACGCCGCCGGAATTCCCGTCAGCGTGTACGAGCCTTGCCCCGCGACAATCCTGCGGGTTGCCCGCAAGCCTGCCGCGAAGCCCGTAACGGTATAAACTCCGGTCCCGGCCACGACGGCGAACGCGCGGCCGAGGCCCGCAACGTTGCCGGTCAGCACATACTTGCCAGCTCCCGCGAACAGCGGCTGCCGAACATAAGCCGCCCCCGCCGGGTTGCCCGTGAGGATATAGCTTCCTGCCGCTGGCCGGAGATCGCGACCGTAACGAGTCCCTGCATTTTTGCCGGACAGCGTATAGGAACCTGCTGCGGCTTGTGCCTTCGAGGTCCGCTTCAGACCCGCTGCAACACCGGTGAGCGAAAAGCTACCGGCACTCGCAGTGAGCGTATATCCAGTGACCGGCGTGTAGGTGAATCGGGCACGACCATTCGCACCCTGACCACCATTCGCAGCGGACGCCCCGCCGCGACCGCCTTCGCCACCGCCGCCCGGCGTCGTCCCGGCGTTACCGTTGACGCTGCCGCCCGCGTGTGAGGAATTACCACCGCCGTCTGGCGCACCAGCTCCGTAACCGGGCGTCGAACCCGAGTTACTTCCGCCCGTGTTGCCGTTGGTATTGGTGTCGCCGCCGGATGCAGTACCACCCGAGCCACCAGGCCCCGTGCTCGGAGCTCCGCTGCCGGGGCCGGCAGAAAGACTGACCGACGGGCTGCCGACGACGTTCGAGACCGTCGTTGAGGCACTGCCATTCTGTCCGGCTTGGCCGTTACTTACGCCGCCAGGCCCACCGTTCCCAATCGAATAATTGAACTGGTTGCCCGGCGTGACGGAGAGAGTCTTTGTGACCTTCGCGCCCGAACCGCCACCGCCGCGGCCCTGAGAGCCGCCACGACTACTGCCGCCGCCGCCCGGTCCCCATATCTCTATGACAACAGAAGTGACCCCGCTAGGAACAGTCCATGTTCCTGAGCCGGAGTCGTATGTGTCGACGGTAGCCATTGGCTACCTTTGGGCGGCTTCCGCCTTCGGCCGATCCATCGAGCGACCGCCAAGAGCTTTGGCCACAGTGCTGATCTCGCGGGACAGCGTAAAGATCGTTTCACCCTCCGCCGGCTGCTCAATTGCCTTGATCTGTTCAGTGACAGTCTCAATGTCGGCGCGGATTGCATCCGACTTTTCCCACAGCTTGTCGCGCTTGGCGTAGAGCGGGGCTGTGCGTTCTTTCATAGCCGCCTCGCGTCCTTGGAGTTCAGCCAGGTGCTGCTTCAGCAATTCTTTGGTATCGGTCATTTGTCCTCTCTTACGGTGCTTTGGCCAGGGTGAAGACTCCGTTGCTGTCATCGAAGTCGATCGTGAACGACTCGCCGCTCGCCAAACTGATGCTGGAGTTGTAATCCCAACAGCCGATCAGGTTGTCGGACGCCGACGTGTCGTTGTAGAGCACCGCGTAGCGGAACGGACCGACTGCGCCGCCGGATGCGGTGATCGTCACGTCGGTGCATGCCAGCTTCGCTGTGCCGCTCGATTCAGTAAGCGTCGGGGTCGTTGAATGCCCGCCCCCGGTGTATCCGTTGCCGCCTGAGATCTCGGCGAGGTCAGACTTGACCGCATCACCGCTCGCGCTCGGCGTTGCGTTAGATAGGTAGACCTTAAGCGTGTGCGTGCCGTCGAGATCATGGGTGCCCTTGAGCACCTGCTCAGAAAAGTCGTCGAAGTAAAAGAAGTCAGCCATCTATGCCCTCTCTGCTATGGAAGTGTCACCGCGACGCGCGCGGCGTAGTATTGCTCGATCTTGGCGACGCTCGCCGGCGATAGGTTGACCGGGTACACCAGCACCTCTTGAAGTCTGCCGTTCAGGAAGTAGTCTTCTGAGTCGTGCTTCATTCCACCCAGCGTCACGTTGTCGAGGCCCGTCATATCGCCCCACCAGTCGCCATCGGTGGAACCGAGGCTCTCGGCGACGCCATTCAAGCGAGCGGCGTTCGTTGTGCCGTTGCTCGCCCAGACCATGATGTAGTTAGTGCCTTGGGCAACTACATTCACGCTGCCGGTATAGCCGTCGAAGTCAGCCCCGCCACGATCTTGGAAGAGAGCGATCCGATCTGTCGATATTCCGCCATTCGACGCGATCAGCGCCTGATAAGTCGAGAACGCCGCACCTTGGTCGCAGCTGGCCAGTACCGTCTGCGTCAGACCTGAAGAGACCAAGTCGAGGCGATGCACGGTGATGACCGTCCCTTGAGTTCCCCCGAGGATCGCCGCGGGATGCACCAAAATGTCGTTCCCGCCGTCGAAGTCGATCGCCGGTAGGCCGTTGATGCCGTTCGTGCGGTAGATGGGGCGTTTGGAGTTGTCGGCTTGGGAGAATTCGTAGGCGTTGCCCTCGGCCGATATCCACGAGGCAACCGCCTCGCCATCATCCGGAAGATTGCCACCAACATCCCTCACGCCTTGATCGGCTGTGAGCCAAAGACTCGGCAACTGCCCATCAATAGCCTGCGTCGGGTCCCAGCTCTTGCCTTGCGACGCGAAGAGCGTCAGCAGCCTGCTCATTAGAGAGGCCGCACGGCGAGCGTGAAGACCGTGTCGGTCGTCGTTTGCGTGTTCGTCGTCTTCAGCTTGATGTAGCGAAGGCCTGCAATCAGAGCGAGATTCTTGATCGGGGCATATTTGCTGACCGTCGTGACGATCGTCAGAGCCGCTCCCTCTCCATCCTGCACCTCGACGAAAGTGCCGCCGGGCGCCGGGGCGGCCAAAATCTTAATGTCCGTGCCGTCGAAGTTCGCAGGCACGAAGATGCCGACGAGGTCTGTGCCGCGCAGGTCGATGACCTCGCTCTCGGTTTCGCTGACAGCAACCGTTGCCGTCAGATCGTACGCGTCGTTCGGCTGATAGTTCTTTGCTTCTGGCATTAGACCTCCTGTGCCATGATTCTGAGAAAGGCTTTGGCCTCGTTCTCGTTGATGACTTCCTTGATGTGCAGAATGCGCGTGCCGAACTTGAGCCGGTGCGCCGTGGTAATGCCCGCTCGGTAGCGGGCGATGATCTTGTGCGTGAGCGGGGTCTCGACCTGCATGGCCTGGTATTTCTCCCAGCCCTTAAGCGGTTCGATGGACGCCCAAATATCGAAGCTGTCGGCCCAGGATTCGGTATAGCCACCCTGGCCATCCGACACGTTCGATTTGGTCTGCACCGTCAGCCGGTGCTGCATCTTGGCGACGGGGTTCTTCTGGCAGGCCTTGGGCATCAGACCTTCAGATAGCGGTAAGGCCGCAGAAGCCGCATGCAGGCCTCGGGCATCTCGCAGATCGTTCGTCCGTCGTACATAGTCTGCACGTGCATCTTGATCGCGGTCTTGATCGCGTCCGGCACGCTGCCCGCTGCCGGTCCGTATCCGCAGACATAGATCACCTCGCAGGATGCGAGCGGCCTGAGCGGCGAGGGCCAGTAAGCCCCTTCGTTCAGCATCAGTCTGCCGCCCGCCGCATCCACTGCGTAGTTGCTGGGCGAAAAGACCGCTGAAGCGTTGGCCGTGTCGTAGGTCGTAACCGAGGTGATCGACTGCACGAGTCCGCGCGGGAGTTCGATGGTTCTCGGCAGGCCGTCATAGAGGGCCGTGACCGGAAGGTCATAGACGCCGTCGCCCAGACAATCGTCGAGAGGCGACCTGCCCATGTCGAGCGTCAGCCGGACGCTTTGCGTGATGAACGATCGACGGCAGTAATCCTCAGCCGCCTGGCGAGCTGATCGGATCAGCGTCTCCAGCAGCGAGTCCTCTTCCGTTGTGTCGATCTTCGCCCAGAGCTTGACCTCGTCGACCGTAACCGGCTCGACCGAGGGCCCGGCGATGACCTGAACGGAGCTGCGGCCCCGCGTCATCCGGTGCTACGCTCGCAGAGCAGCGAGGATGCTGGCTTTGCTGCGGAAGAAGGTGGTGAGACCACGCTCCTTCGCAAGCTCTTTCAGCTCTTCGAAACTGAGATCGTCGAGGCCATCGCCTTCCGCTGCCGGTTCGCCGTCTTCAGCGTCCGCATCGTCGGTTTTGGTCTCCGCCGGGGCTTCAACCTTCGTTTCGCGATCCTCGACTTTGCCGGGTTTTGCTTCGACCACCATGCTGCCGGCGGCTTTCGCCAGTTCGTCGCTCAACGCCACCACAGTATTAGCTGTGAAGCTCTCCGGTTCCGAGTCCGTCGACTGACGGCCGCGAAAGCTCTTCAGGATCTTGTATTGCTTCATAAGCCCTCCTAGTTGGCTTGCGTCAGAGTGATGCCGCCATCGGCGTTGGACTGGCCGGTGCAATACCAGCTCGTGCCATCGCTGTCGCAGGCAACCCAGTCGCCGACAACGCCCACGCCATTCACGAAAGTGATCGTGTCGCCGTTATTGATGTACGGGCCATCATCGCCGGTATCGACTTCCAGTTCATTAATCCCGCCGATAATGACGTTGGCACTGGAGGCGGTGACCACCGTGTAGCTCGCGCCCGAGGGGGCGGCCTTAACGATGAACTTGAATGAGCAGCCCGCGGTCGGCGCCGGGAGCGTCGACACGAACTCGGTCGTGGCGTTCAGCGTCATGACCTTGCCGCATTCGGCAGTGCCCAGGACGTTGGTTGCGGTTACGTCTTCGAATCGGCTGGACAGATCGGTTGCCGCGTTGATCTCGGCAGCCGTCGAGGTGATCGCCGTGCCCGCCAGCTTCAGCGAGCCGCCGGAAATGACATCGAGTTCCCCGCCGATGACCGTGCGGGTCGCGCCGGCCTCAGTGCGGTTGGTGCCTGCCTTGTAGGACGCTGCCAGTACTTCGCCCGCGTAGAGCGCCAGCAGGCAGGTCAGGAAATATTTCATCGTGAATCTCATGGTCCCCTCCTTGGGAGAAAGGGGCGAGGCCGAAGCCCCGCCCCACGGTGGTTAGTTGGTCGGGTTCGACGCCGCCCGGCCGCGAATGGCGGTGATGCCGTAGATCGTGCCGGTCGAGTGGTTGCCCGTGCGATCAAGCTCCACGCGAACGTAGCGCTTGTTGCCGCGATACGCCGTGATGTAGACGCGATCATCTTCATTGTCAGCGTCGATCGTGGCGAAGTGTGCCGTGGTCGCGCCGGACAGCGGGTTGATGATGTCTTCATCCGCCGCATCGGCAAAGTCGCCGTCGGTGGTCGTGTCGCTGTGCTCGACGATCAGGTCGGTCTTGAGCGAGCCGCTATGGGCATCGCCCGTAGAGCCGACAGTGACTTCGAGGATCAACTCCTCGTAGCCCTGCATGTCGATGTAGGTCGACTTGGTCGAGTCACCGTTGCCCGTGAGCACTGCCGGTTTGAGCAACTGGTCAAACTTGAGTGCGTGGTAGTTACTGGTTCTGCTAGCCATATTGGGAGTCCTTTCCTATGACCTGGGTTACGCTGCTGCGATCTTCTGCAGCTTGACCGCTTCGAAGTTGATCACGCCACCGCCAACGCGCTTGGTCGTGTAGAACTTCACGTACGGCTTGCCGGTGAACGGATCGCGGAGCACGCGGATGCCCTGGCGGTCCACGATCTGGTACGCGCGACGGATGTCGCCGTAGATCGCGGCCAGTGCGTTCACGTCGATCGCCGCCACGTCGTTTCCGAAACGGAGCGGACGACCCATGAGCATGGTCTCCAGGCCAACGTTTTTGTCGAAGCCGGCGTTGAAGATCGGGCGGGAATTGCCGTCCAGGATCAGCATCAGGTTGGCGATGCTGGCACGCTTCACGAGGTACGTCGCGTTGCTCTGGTACTCTTCCTTCAGAGAGGTCTGGAGATTGACCAGGCCCTCGTAGGTGAAGCCAGCAGCATCCTTCGAGACGACTTGCTCGATTTGGTTCGCGTTCGGGTTCGTGCCCGCCGCGTAGGTCGTAATGCCGCGGGGGCGGAGAACGCCGTCGCCGCTGATGAAGGCGGTTGCCTCCTTGCGAGCAAAAACGTCCGACACCTTGCGGGACAGCCACGCTTCCATGTCGAAGGTCGCGTCGTCCAGGAGTTTCTGCGTAGCCTTGGGCTGCGCATAGATCTCATGAACGTTGATGATGATCTTGCCCAGTTGCGGCGTATCGGTGTCGTCACGCGACTGATGCTCGCCTACCCAGCCGGCATCGGCTTCATCGTTGTCAGTCAGCAATTCGAGCTGATCGGTGCCGATGGTGTCGACGCTTGCCAACTGGCGCATCGGAGACGATTCATAGATGAACGTCTCGATCTTGCCGCCGAACTGCGGGACGACCGCGTAGCCGCCGTCCGGATCGCTGTCGACCGACAGAGCCTTGAACTCGGCGTCCTCGGCCAGCACGCCTTTCATGTGCTCGTCGAAATACTGCTTGTTCGGGTTCTGGGCTTTAGCGAATGCGTTGAACGCTTTACGAGTTTTGACCGCTAAACGCTTGCCCTTCTCGTCGATGGTCAGAACATCGCCGGCCGGAGCGCGGTTCATCGCGGTTTCGAGAGCTTCTTGCTTCTTTGCGAGAGCCGCTTGCTGGCCTTTCATGGCTTCCGCCATCTCTGCTGCCTTTTCGACGGCGTCCGATACTTTCTTCAGCTCAGCCGGGTCGACCTTATCCTTCACGGATTCGTACGCTTTACCGAGCTTCTCGACCTTGTCGGTCAGGTGCTGGATGCCGTTCAAGGCGTCGCCAGCAGCTTTAACGGCCTGCTCGACCGTCACTACTTTGGTTTCATCACTCATGATGTCAGTCCTCTGATTTGGTTAAAAATGTGGGTTAGTTCGTAGAGGTTCTCGACCTCGACCTCCCGTCGAGCATCCAGACTCTTGTAGCCACGCAGCGCGATCGTCGTCGCCTCTTCGTTGCTGAAACCTCCCTCCCGGAGGTATGCCTCTAATTCCCGAATCGTCTTCGGGCGTTCCTTTACGCCCGTGATGAGCGCCTTCGGGTTCGCCGGAAACGTGACGAGCGACACCTCGAAAAGCTCCAGCTCAATGAGTTTGCGGATCTCCTTCTCGGTATCGAACTCGTGCTTCTTCGTCCGGTAGCCGATGGACAGCCCGTCGAGGGCACCTGCTTTGGCGAGCGTGTAGACATCGTTGCCCAGCACCGTCGGCAGGATCGTGCCCTTCAGCCAGAGGCCTGTGTCACGCTCCTCGATCTCGTTCCAAACGCCGATCGGCTGCTCCGAATTGTGCTGCCATAGCATCTTCGGACGGCCACGCTTGAGCGTCTTCGTGAACGCTCCGGCCAGCACGATGTCGCCATAGCTGTCCACGTTGCCGTAGATCGAGCCATAGCCTTCGATGGTCCGGCCCTCGCCGTCCTCGCTCGCCTTGATCTCGTCGAAAACGACTTGTTTCCGTTCCAACTCCATTGCCCCTCCCCGCGCTCTCCGCGCATGAAAAAAGCCCGCGGTTGGCGGGCTTTTCTCAGTCGCGACCAGATCGTTGATCGTTTTCCTTTCCCCGGTCTAGAATGGCCGAGACTGCACTTCACACCAGTAAGGGGTTGATGATGATCCGCCTACCACTGCTTCTTCTCGCGTTACTGCCGTTTGCCGCAACAGCGGAGGCTGCCCTTGTCCCGTTGTCCTCGTCCACCGAGATCACCTACGACCTCAATTCGCGGGACGAACAACCTGCGACCGTGCTCAAGGCAACGACGATCCCCACCAAGTTCGATATCGAGGAAGAGTCGAAAGTAACGTCACCGGCAAGCGTCGGCGTTCACACGACTGCCACTCACGACGACAACTCGTTGCACTTCTACCTGCGGCAGTATCTTCATGCCCCGCGTCCACAGGCTGAAACACCCTCCGCACGCAGTTCGTTCATCACTCAATTTCGGATCGACACGCTGACCCCGTTTTCCTGGGTCACAAGCGTGTCCTCGAATGCTTGGTTCCCGTCGACAGCCACTAACGAAGACTATGACAGCGTCCAGCTAATGTGGGACTATCAGCTCAAGAACCTCGATCTCGATCTCATTACCGCAAGTGCCGGCGGCGCAAAAGGCGGCGGCTACTTCAACGGAGCTGGCCTACTAGAACCAGGACTCTACGAACTTACCGCATTCGTTAATGGCTACTTCATGCCCGACATGAGACGATTCGGCGATGGTTCAGTGAACGTCGAGAGCACGTTGACCCTCGGTCGTGTGCCCGAGCCGTCGAGCTGCTTACTGGCTATGCTCGGCTTCGCAGCTACTCCGCTTCTTCGTAAGCGACGCCTCAGCAGATGATCGTGTCCGACTTCCACGGCGGCAGCGTGGGTGCCGGCGTAGGCCAAGGCATATCTTTCACCGATGGCATTGGCGCGGGACCTACCGGAGACGTGACCTTCACGAACACCGTCTTCAGGTGCTCGCAGATTGACTTCCACTGCTCGGCCGTTGGTGGCTGCACATCGGTCAGCTCAACGAAGCCCTGCATCCAGTAGGCGAATTGCTCAGGCGACATGATCGGTCTTTGGACGGGTCGTGGCTCCGTTGACGGATGGCTGCTTCTCGCTCTTGACCTCCCAAAAGGCGAACGGCAGCTTGTCAGTGTGTTTCACCTTTGCTTCGGCGGACCCAAGCAAGATTGCCGAGCAGTCCCAGAAGCCCGAAAGGGTTCCAACAAACGGGCTGCTCTTGTCTTCATGGCACGGATCGTAGGCCAAGCCGGCACCGCAAGGGCACCGATCGTATGCCGCATAAACCAATCGCTTGCTCAGCGGTATTGCCAGCATTTCGTTGTTCCGGGCTTCGCACCCTAGCCGTTTCAATTCGGTGGACCTTTCGTCCAGCAGCTTTGCTTCTGCGAATAATTCTTCAGATGTCGTCATTCGGCCTCCTCATATGCCAGCGCGCAGCGGCAGTTGATCGTTTCCTCCGCCGGAGCCGACGGGTCTCCCGGCCGGTCCATCATCACGCCGCCCACGCTGAACTTCTCGTCGAGCGGTATCGGCGGATGATCTTGCATCGCCCGATGGCTGTCCCGGGTTCGATCATCCATCGTCGGCAGCCAGACCTTCAGCAGCCTGATGCCCAGATCCTGCTCTGCGTTCCTTGCGGACTCCGCTGCACCAAACGTCGCGGCCGCATGCGTCTCGGTTCTGGCCACAGTCGCCGCGCGGTAGGCAGTCAGTTGACTTACCTTCTTGATCCGGCTGGCGATTGCCGCTGTACCTTCACCTGCTTCGACACCCTCTTGCAGGGCGTCAATCACATCGTCGCGGTCGGTAGCTGCGATCAGCTTGGCCTTTCTCAGCCCCTCGCGGACGATCCATTCCGACACCAGGTGTTGGAACAGTGAGTCAGCTGCCTTTCTCTCGATCCTCCGGCTCTTCACGCTGGACAATGCCAGCTTGCCGAAGAACGGGATCACCCGGCGGTAGTGCTGCTCAAGGATTACCTTCAGCGCCCGCTCGTGGTTGGTGAACAGGTACGAGGGCAGCTCAATGCCCTTTTCGACCTGCTCGGCAACGGACCGAATGAGCCGATTCCGCTGTCTTGCCGCTTCGATCCGCAGGCGTCGTTCGAACCGCGTCATTCCAAGCTGGAAGGCTCGGAACTGAGTTCGACGGTTACGCATCGACGCCCAGGCGATACATGAAGTGTCCCATCATCCGCATGTTCCCGACTCCACCCTCTGCCCGGATCAAGCAAACCCGCTCGTCGCAGTAGAGGATGTTCAGCTGCAATTCGATCGTCAGCTCCGTACGAGGCCTTCCGAAGTCCACCTCGACGACCTTGCCGTCGTCATTCTGCACTCGGCTCATCTTCATCCTCGTCCGGCTTATCTGCCTCGCTACCCGGCTCAGCCAGGTCCACATCGCCCGCCATATCGATCGGTATGTCGCTCGACGACACCAGCAGCACACCGCCAGGTGAGTCGCTCGGCTTATAGTTCTCGTACCCCATAGCGTTCCGCTTCTCGTCGATAGTCAGGTACTCAGCTTGGTTGATTCGCTCGCCCTTCGCCTTACGCAAAGGCTCCAGGGCCGGGATCATCTCCTCGTCGTACCAGAGGTAGAGATCGTCGCCGAACTGCGGGGTGAGCCAACGGTTCAGGTCGTCGAGCACCGCGCCGAGCGTCGGGAGAACGGTGTTCGCCCAGAAGCTCAGCTCCGCCTGCTCGTAGTTCGAATATGTGCTCTCGCCGGGGATGCCTGCGATCTGCGAGGGAACGCCGTAGACGCTGGCCACGAACCTGGCCGCTGCCCAGATGTTCTCCTTGAAGTCCATGTCGCGGGGATTCATCCCCATCTGCTGCCACTTCAGGCCGCCTTCGAGCAACAGGGGCCTGCCCGCGTTACCAGCACCGGACAGCTGATTGTCGATCTGCTCCTTCAGGCGGAGGTATTGCTCTTCACCGAGCGTCGCCGGCTGACCGTCTTTCTCCTCGACCACGAGCGCTCCAGGAGGGCGGCATTCGTTGTCGATCAGCTTTTTGTTCCACCGCTGGCCTTCGTTCACGATGTCCACGCCGTAGGCAGCAGCGGCCATCGGTGACAGGCCTCGCCACGCATCGAGCGGGTTGAAGGTCTTGCCGTGCAGGACAGCCGATTTGCCGGTGATTTGGTCGACAGCGTATCGCGTTGCCTGCAGCACACTGGGCTTATATTCGAAACACGCCGGGAACATGAGCTGCCCAGGCTTCACGACGATCTTGTCGGGATCGAGCAGTTGCAGCTCTTTCGTCTGCCCGCGCTCCGCACCGTTTCCCAGGATGAAATACTCACCACCGATGCCCCGGTAGCTCAGCAGGGCGTTCATGAACTGCCTGCCGGACTGCATCGGATTCGGGCGGGCAAGCAGATCGATCAGCGGATGCTTGTCGAGCTTCTTGATCTTGCCGCCACGCTTCCGATAGACGCAGATGTCGACCGAGGCCCCCGCCGTCGCGATCTTCGAGACGCAGGTGTGGACCACGGCGTTCGCCGCATAGCCCTCAGCCGCATAGGCCCGGTATTTCCACGCGGTGAACGTCGCCCCACGCATGCCGACCAGGAAGCTGCCTGACTTCCGGCTTATTGCAAAGGGTTCAGCCTTCTGCCGGAACGGCCACATGCCGGTCTACAAGCTCCGCAAACGGGGAGCGGCGCCGGGGACCTTGAATGCTTTCCAGGCCAGGGCCAGAGCACAGACCGTGTCGTCGTGCATGCCCTGCGGAGCGGTATAGCGGACGCCGGTCCGCGTGTATTCGTATTCGAACTGCTCCAATTCCGTCACGATGACCCCCTCCGGGTACGTTATGTCTTTCTGCTGAATGGCGACCGCCAGGCCCTCCATGAGCTGTTGTTTGCTGATCGAGGTGAACTTCTGGCCCTCGAAATTTCCACCTCGTCTCTGCAGGCCTTCGACGATCGGATCGCCGACGCCCGTTGAATCGACTAAAGCCCTTGTGTTTCCGGTAGCCGCGATGATCGCGTGCATGGTCTCTTGCCACGGCTTCTGAAACCGCTCGAAACGACAGGTCTTGCCGTCCTCATCGAGCCCTATGCCGCAGGTCCAGTCGACACTCTTCGCCAGATCCCAGCCCCATACCTTCGGAGGCTTCATCGAGAGCGGGCCCACGCAGCGTTTGATCGCCGCCAGGCCAAAGGGATTGCCTCCGTCATCGGCAGGCTCAGCGAGATACAGCTCGCGGAACACATGGTCCGGCAGCTTAGACTTCGCGTCTTCGATCTCCGCGATGTCCAAGACGCCCGCCGCCGCAGCGTCGTACGCCGTGATCTTCATGTAGCTCATGTCCGGCTCACCGGACTCAGCCTTGCGGCACAGAGCGTAGAAGAAATTCTTTCTCCCCTTCACGTTCCCGATCAGCCGGATCGGGCCTCGTGTCGCGGTCAGCGTCGAACGGATTGCGTGCCA